CAAAATCAATATTTAAGTGTTCCTCAAAGAGAAGACATAGACTCAAAACTTCTAACACCAGATCCTCACAAAACAGGAATAGAGTACGAGACTCAAATCCTGCTTCATTTAAACCGGGCGCTATGGGAAATGCGTCCATGAAATCCAAAAGAAAAACCCTTAAACATAAAACCTTGCCACACCAGCAGACAATTCGCAAGAATGTCCACCAAAAACTTAATGCACCATCATCTACGACTGGGATCATGAAAAAGATATATGTTATAGATCATGATTTCTTTAAATCGCTAGATAGATGCAAATCCTGTTTATCACTAGGTGGTAAACAAGACATTAAGTGGTTCGGGTTGCCGACAACAAGAGTTGCAGCTGCCAAACAAGGGATCACCAGCAGGAAGGAGAACCTGCTATTACTCAGAAAGAACTGGCTCACAGTGTACCATGCCTTAGAATTAGTCTACGGTAGGATCGAGTACAAAGATAGAATGAAACCTAATAATAGGAAAAGTATAAGAATTCAGTGCCGCATTTTGAATGCATTATTTACAGCAAAGAATATCAAGACAAGAGTTTCATACTACACCAATCTCTGGAGGGAAAAAGCGATGCACATAATACATTCATCAATAAAAGGAATGTGCAACAGAGGAAAAACAGACATAAGTCTATTTATAGCCTCATCACTCTCTAGGGCCTTTGTGCAAAGACCTACCCAAGAACAGATTAATTCTGAGTTAGCAAGTGCCTTCACCAGACTGACTACTACTAAACATGAGTTAACCGAAGATACTAAACAAAAGTTAGCGCTACATATTCAGGTATTGTGTAAAAATCTAAAAAAGAAAATCGACAAGAATCTTAGTTCTTGTACCTTACCCGAACCTGTTCCAAAAGCAACGGTTAATGCTCCTTCTAAGAAAGGAGGGTGTCGCGAGATCATAGATAGATTAAGAGGAGAAATTAGAGTCTCTCGCTTTAGAAATAATAGTAGAAATAACATCTTCTCTGTACTTAACACTTTTCGAAAAATGAACAATATAAAAGTGAAAGGACCCTCGTGGAATTCTAACAAAACATTAGTATTAGATGATCCGAATTCCATTGGATTTAAATATAGAGTCTCAGAAGAGTTAAATGGTCTGATGTCGCCAATCAGTATAAAAGAGTGTTTCGAGTTGATGTTGAAGAATAAGTCCAGGGCAAGCTATTATAAAGCGCAGCTCTTCCCGTTGATCACGGAAGAGGGAAAGATTAGATGCCCGACTATGCACACATCAGAAGTAGTATGGACGGCACGCGTAATGAATCAATATTTACTGCCAATTGTAAAAACAATTGCAGTGACTCGCGATGCTTTGAAGGATAAAGATATACTACTACGAACAAGGTCGAAGGAAGCTCGATTATACTCTGCTGACTTCTCGAAAAGTACCGATGAAATAAGTATTGACACTGCTAAGTTTGTCCTCGGCGAAATCACCAAACATATAGGTAAACCTACATGGTGGGATGACGCTATGGATATTGTCTTTAATAAGGGACATAAGTTAACAGTCAAAGGAAGAGAACATTCATCGGCGCTAGACATCACTTGCGGTGGTTTAATGGGACTGGGTCCATCCTGGACGGTCCTTTGCATATTAAACTCGTTTTGTGCGAGCGAAAGCTCCAAGCACAGTCATGCAATATGTGGTGATGATCTAGCTGGTCTATGGAATGAACAGGAAATCAGAAGATATGAAGAGAATGTGAAACTTGTAGGGCTCGTCCTCAACATGAAGAAATCATTTGTTTCTTATCATGGAGGAGTGTTCTGTGAAAAATTCGTAAAAAGAACAGACGAATTCACTGCCAAATCATTCAGCTTCATAAGATTAGCTCAAGCTGCTGGTATAAGAGCGATAGAAAATCAGAGAGGGCTTTTGTGTGCGGATACATTAAAGAATATACTCAAAAGTAAAGAATATGTACATCCAACAATTAAAAGGTTATGCCAACTCACTGCTTCACGTTTTTCAGTCAATAAAAGTCTACACCCACGCGAGAGAATTAACGGTTCCTACTCACAAGGAGGAGGGGGCTCAGGTAATGTAGATTTTAAGACTTTGATATCTTATATACGCTTTGGTCCGGTAAATTTACTATACGGAACAGTGAACAAAGAGTATAAAAAGACTTATAAAAAGTATCGTGATGCACTACGAAAGAGAGAAGAGGTACCAGGGGTCCAAGGTAGATTAACAACAAGGGACATGCTAGTCAGCATAAAAACTGAACTAGACAGGAAATATCTACCTGACCAAACCGTCTTCGAAATTAAAAGGTCAATAGGTTGGAAAGACTTGCAAAAGGAAATCAAAAAGAGAGCGAGTTTCTACAAGAAATTTATGAAAGACCAACCTAACCGAATTAGTGCAATTCTATCGTCTATAAACTCATCAGATTCCAGCTTACCAGTGCCGTCAAGTCGCGAAAAAGCAAAATTAGTCAGACTTGTGAGAAATAAGTATTACGGTACCGCACTAGTATTGTTGCAGCATATGTGGGATAAACCCACTTCATACAATCTAGCTAGAGAGGTGATGAGTGATCCATCCTTTCAAAATGAACGAAGATTAACATTGAATCTTCAGCCCATCTCAAAAAGGTGGGATTCAGTAACCCAAGTATAACTTGAG